ATGTCGCATATCGCGCTTTCCTCGATTTCTTCGGACCTTGGTGATGGGCGTCAACTTCGCAACGTGGGTCTATTCGCCGTGCTTCGACACGTTCGCGCGGACCTTGACCTATACGCCGCTGGTGTCGCAGCCGAGCGTCGGCGCGTTCCAGGCGCGCGGCATCTTCGATACCAACGAGCGCGACGTGCTCGGGCTCGATGACAACATCTTCACCGACGCCAAGACCGAACTCGATATCTACATGCCGGAATGGCCAGTGCTGCCGCTGCAAGGCGATCAGGTCGACATCCCGTGGGAAGACGATGTCGACGGCGGCACGTTTCTCGTCTCCGACGTGCAGGGCCACGGCAACGCGGGCGGCGAGTTGACGCTCACGTTGCAGCGCATCGTGCCGGTCAAGGCGGTGCTGCCGAAGGTTCTGCTCTCGACCGGCATGTTCTATATCGACTCGCCCGTGTTCGCGCGGCCGAAACCAGGATTGCCATCGCGCGTACTGTCAAAACCGGCAACCTACAATCTCGGCGCGCCTAGCTTCGCGACACCAGCTTTGACATGACGCCCGACATCAACAGCTATTCCGCGTTGATCCGCAATGCGCTCGTCGCACGCCTGCAAAAAATCCCGACCTTCGCCTCGATCAAGAAGTGGGGCCAGATTTCCAACGCGACCCGTATCCAGCCGAACGATCTGCCCTACTTCGGCGTCTTCGAGATGGACGGCATCGGCCTGCCCGACGGCGACGCCAATCACGGCGAGCCGCATTTCATCGATGACGTGAAGATCGGCTTCTCGCTATTCATTCAAGACAACGACGAGACCGCGTCGCGGTCGAATCTCGATGTCGCACGTTGGACCGTGATGAACTATCTGCGCCAGCCGATGTGGCACCGCTTCAAGGAAGTGATGGTCACGGACCATCTCGGCAATCTCGCGCCGCTCGCCATCGAGGCGGTCACCCGCATCAACTGGAAATACGTCTTCGGCAATGCCGCGAGCGATAACGAGACGCCGCTCGGCGAGCTTCGGATGGAATGGACGCTCCGCTACCGCACGATCTTCCCGCTGATCGTGCCCGACGAGCTAGAGCGCATCAAAACCACGGTCGCTTATCCGTGGCCATTCGATCCCGCACGCAACGAGCCGTTCACGGTCGAATACGATTTCACATCGGAGTGACGCACATGCCAAAGGTCTACGCTGCCTCTGAGAACCTGAAACAGCATCCGCGCTTTCGCTGGCATCCGCTCGGCACGTTGTTCGATAGCAGCGGCATGGCGGAATGGCCGGACGATGCCTTCACCGCGCGCCGCCTGCGTGACGGCGACATCACGCTCGAAGCACCGGGCGAGAAGAAAGCCGAGACTCCAACGCGGCGCGCGAGAGGCGAAGCGACGGAAGGCTAAGTGCAGCGGAGACCGTGTCGATAGTTCGGATTGTTCGCTCCTGACACTCCGCCGCGCTCGATGATCTTGGCGCGAACTTTCTCTTTGGTCGCCTCTGATTGATGCTTGCCATAGTTGGCATTATTCGAACCGGAACGGTCGACGTGCTTTAGACCTCGCTTGACGGCTTTGGATGTTTTTTCTTTCTCGCCGGGTCGAGCATATCGAGCTAGAGCAGCAAGTCGTTGCTTCTCACGCTGCTCTGGCGGTTTGGGAATGCCCTTGAGACCGCCGCCATTAGCGAAGCCACCAACGCCGACATTCCATCCGGTATGCGGCTTTGGTCGAAGCATCGCTTCAATTGCGAGTGCTTGCTTTTGCGATCCAGCGAACAGGATTTTGTATCGGAAATCCTTCGTGATGCGCGTGCTTTTTTGATGCTGAGCTAATCGCGACCAAAGACGCACCTTTTTCACCGCGCCGATACATCCATGCCTCGCGTAGCAGATGCACTTGTCATCGTAGAGCCAATAAACAAGCCAAAGAGAGCGCATGCCAACCTCCTTTCTTTGGGGTAATTCTACTGACTTGAGGTTGACATAAACCGCAAGGAGACGCAATATGCCGATCTCATTCGATCAAATTCCTGCCAACTGGCGTCAGCCATTGTATTGGGTCGAAATCGACGGCTCGATGGCTGGTTTTCCGATCAGTCACATGCGCTCGCTGCTCGTCGGCGTGATGACCAGCGCGAACACGGACACGACGCTCAACGGCACCGCGACGGCGGACGTGCCGATTGTCTGCTCCCGGCAGATGGACGCCGATCATATGTTCGGCAAGGGATCGCATCTCGCGTGCATGTTCCGTGCGTTCTTCGCGAATAATTGGGCGAACGAAACCTGGGCGCTCCCGGTCAAGGAGTCGGCCGGTTCGGTGCCAGCGAGCGGCACGATCACGGTGTCGACGCCGCCGACCGATGCCGGAACGATTGATCTGTTCATCGCTGGCTATCATGTGCCGGTCAACGTCGGCGCGACGTTCACGGTCAATCAGGTCGCGACCGCGATCCACGACGCCATCATGGACCCGGACATGCAAGTGCGGTTGCCGCTAACGTGCGCGGTGCCTGTCGCCGCCGTTTGCAATCTCAGCGTCAAATGGGGCGGCTTGTCCGGCAACGACATCACGCTCACCGCGAACTACTACGGCAAGATCGGCGGCGAGGAATTCCCGCCCGGTCTCACGCTCGCGTTCTCCAATCCGGTCACGGGCAGCGTCCCGGCGATGGGCATGATGGGCGGCGGCTCGGGCACGCCGGTCTTCACCAACGCCATCGCGAATTTGGGCGAGACGGAATTCGAATACGTCGCGCTGCCGTGGACCGACAGCACCACCTTGATGGCATGGGAGACCGAGTATGGCTTCTCCGATCAGGGACGATGGGGATGGATGCGCCAACTCTATGGCCACTTGTTCTCGTGCAAGCGCGATACCTATTCCAATCTCGTGACGTTCGGATTGACGCGCAACGGCAAGGTCACGTCGATCCTTGCCATCGAGCCGACATCGCCGTCGCCGGTCTTCGAATGGACGGCGGCCTACACCGGCAAGGCGGCGCGCGCGCTGATCAACGACCCGGCGCGTCCGCTGCAAACGCTGCACATGGAGACAATGCTGCCCGCACCGCCGCATGATCGCTGGAATCTCATGGAGCTAAACACGTTCTCGACTTCGGGACTGGCGACGCAACGCACGCTCTCCGACAACGTGCCGATGATCGCGCGTGAAACCACGACCTACCAACTCAATCTTTACGGGTTTGGTGATGACGCATTCGAATTGGTCACGACGCTGGCGACGTTGGCGAAGCTCATTCGCAACCAGCGCCATGCGATCACGACGAAGTTCCCGCGTCATAAGCTCGCCGACGACGGCACGCGCTTCGGTGCGGGGCAGGCCATCGTCACGCCGAAGATCATCAAGGCCGAGCTTGTGTCCGAGTATCGCATCGACGAGTTCAATGGGCTGGTCGAGAACGCGCAGGCGTTCAAGGCACATCTCATTGTCGAGCGCGATCCGAATGACCCCAATCGGGTCAACGTCCTGTATCCGCCTGACCTCGTGAATCAGCTTCGCGTGTTTGCTGTGCTCAATCAATTCCGCCTGCAATATGACCGTGGAATTGACGAAGCCATCATCACGACCGGCGGCACGCTGATCGGCACGGGCGCGGGTCTCGGCTAAGCGCCGAGCTTCTTTCCATCTCTCTCTGCATAGCCCCGCGATTGAGGTCGCGGAGAAAGGATAAGTCATGGCTCAGAGAATCGCGGGCGTAGCGTTCTTGAAGATCGACGGGAACCTCTATCCGCTCCGAGGCAATCTAACCGTCTCGCCGTCGCCGGTCGAGCGCGCGATGATCGCCGGGCAGGATTATGTCCACGGCTACAGCGAGCTTCCGCGCGTGCCCTACATCGAGGGCGACTTCTCGACCTTGCAAGGTTTGTCGGTCGAGCAGATCGCGGCGGTGGTCGACGCCACGGTGACGGCCGAGCTTGCAAACGACACGACCTTCGTGTTGCGCGAGGCATGCTGCCGTGCCGCGCTCGAATTAAACGCACGCGAAGGTCAGTATCGCGTGCGATTCGAGGGCGTCCAATGCGACGAAATCCTGCCGTAGCGTAAGTCGTGAGCGCGGAAGCAGACGAGCGCGCGCTGCGCGTTGCGGTCGGCGACGCACTCGAAGACATCGGCTTCGGCGACCTCGACGACGAGCAGGTCGAAGATTTTCTGATCGCGCTCAAAGAGCACGGCTACATCATCATTCGGGAGGCGAACGGGGTCTTCCCCGGAAGACGAAAGGAATGACGGCATGACAGACGTAACGCAGGGCGCGCAGAGCGCGCCGCAAGAGGCACAGCCACCGAAGACCAACGGTGCTGCGCCGCCGTGGAATGGCAAGCTGCCGCTGCGCAAGAAGGTCGTCGCCAACGGCGAGGAAGTCGACGAGCTTAACTTCCGTGAGCCGACCGGCGGTGACATCGAGCGCATCGGTTGCCCTATCGTGCTCTCGGTGTTCGAGACACAGCCGAAGCCGATCTATGATGGCGCGATCATGACGTTGATGATGGCGCATCTGGCGACTGTGCCGCCATCGACGATTCGCCAACTCGATCCGCGCGATTGGCAGAACGGCGCGATGATGCTGTTCCATTTTTTCGTGCCAGACCGATTCATAACGTAATTCTTAACTGCTACCGGCTGGCGAAAGAGTACGGGCAAGACCCGCAGGTATTCCTCAACAAGACGTTTTCCGAGATCGACCGACATCTGACGTGGACCGACCGCCTCTATGAAGGCGAGCGGATCGAGGCGGCGTGGCAGGAGAAGTTGAGCAACGGCTGATGGCGCAGGAAAAAGCAACCATAACCTTCTCGCTGGAAGACGACTTCTCGTCCAAGATGGCCGAGATCGTCGGCAAGTTGGAAGATTTCAAGCGCAAGCTCGACGACACCGCCAAGACCGGATCGGAGGGATTCCGCAAGACCGCCGAGCAGGTCAAGGGCATCGGCGATCACAGCGCGGGCGCAAACGCATCGCTGCGCTCGATGTCGACCTACATGAAGGATGCGTTTCTCGGGCTCAATACGCAACTCG